CTACTCCGACTGTTCGATCGAATGGAATGAACTGCAGTTGGTCAGGAAGCCTGACGGCTCCCGTAGAAGGGCGCCGGACCGTGATGCTGAATCCGGCGTGAATCACGAAGCCTTGGGTTGTCGACCTGCTCTTGCGGGACACCGCGCGCTGCCGCTACCGCTGAAATCCTCTGACCTGTATCAGCAAGGACCGCATCCTCGCCGGCGAGATTCGTCATCCGCCGCAGGATGACGTCACAGTACGCGGGACTGATCTCGACTCCGAAGCCGGTCCGACCGAGCACATGGGCGGCCGCCATCGTAGTGCCGCTCCCAAGGAACGGATCAAAGACGATGTCGCCGGGATCGGAGAACGCCTTTACGAAGAACTCGACCAACGCCCGAGGGAAGGGGGCCGAGTGCGACCCTTGGCTGCTCTCCGACTTCACCTCGACGACGTTGCTCGGCCGGGCAATCCCCGTGAACCGCCCATCCTCGTCATCCGCGCCTGGCTGCGCTGCAGCGGACCCGCGAGCGCCCGTGCCGAGCAACCCGCTGCCGGACGTTGACTTCGGGTTGTTGGGCGAGTAATCGAAACAATCTTCGGAAACGTGGCCGACGGCCTTCGGCCGGAACTTAATCTCCGGTTGCCGGCAGAAATGAAACACGGGCTCCCAGGCGTTCTTGAAGCGATTGCCCCACCCGCCCGGCACGCCGTTGTCGGTCTTGCGCCAGCAGAACTCATCCACGAACCGCCAGCCCCACTTCCGCTTGTGCGCAATGACCAGATCCTTCACGTAGAGGTGGCGCTCGCCATCGGCCGCGTGCTCCTTGATATTCACAAAGTAGGATCCGTCGGCCGCGAGAATCGTCTGGACGTTCTCAGCCACTGCTCGGTACCACTCGACGTACTCGTCCGGCGCGACGGGCTTGAAGCCGCTCGCCGGATCGTATTCCCGCTGCGTCGCATACGGCGGCGAAGTAATCACCAGGTCCGCCCTCGCTCCATCCAGCAGCCGGGCGACGGTGGCACCGTCCCGGCAGTCTCCGCAGATCAGACGATGCTGCCCGATCATCCAGACGTCGCCGGGCCGTGTGACCGGCTCCGCCGGGGGCTCAGGCAATTGGTCTTCGCCATCATCACTGGTTGCCGGCTCGGGTGCGGCTTCAGCGACTAGAGCCTCGATCTCCCGATCGCTGAAACCCAGTAGGTCGAGATCGAATTCGGCCTCCTGCAGGTCCTTCAGCTCCAGGCTCAGCGCCTCGGCGTCCCAGCCGCCCAACTCGGTGAGCTTGTTGTCGGCGATGATGTAGGCCCGCTTCTGGGTCTCGCTCAAATGGTCCAGGACAATCACCGGGACCTCTGCCAAGCCCAGTTTGCGCGCCGCCATCAACCGCCCGTGCCCGGCGATGATGCCGGCATTCGAGTCCACCAGGATGGGTGCGTTGAAACCGAACTCCACGATGCTCGCCGCGATCTGCGCCACCTGACTCGCCGAGTGCGTTCGCGCGTTGCGCTCGTATGGCACAAGTCGATCGACTGGCCACACCTCGATGCGGTTCGCCATCGACGGAGCCACGCGATCAACTGTTGAACGACGGGACCCAGATCCAGTAGGCAACGATCAAACCCTCGCCCGCCGTGTTGGCGTCGATGTAGTAATCCGCGGGCCGCAACTCGCCAGCAGGCGAGTCGATGACGAACTCGTCGGCGACACCGCCGCCCGCGCCGGTCGGCCAAAACTCCTTGATCACGCCGGTGCCATTGGCTTTGTTCACCCCGGCGACGCCCACAAAGACCCGGCCAACCTCCCCGACCACGGCAGCGAATCTCAGCCGGCTGACACGGAGATTGGCATCGGACGTAACTCGCACCGGAGTGCCCGGAGCCGCAACGGCGATCTTGCCGAACGACCGTGCTTCGAGATGTGAGCTATCAGCCACGATGGAACCCATTCTGTGACCACCCGGTTGTCACGGATGCATTCTCACTGGCCCGCAAGCCCGCGCAAACACGCGCACTTCGGGCGGCGAATGACAACCGACAACCAGATTTCGCGCGTGGCGCTAGCGAAGTTGTGCCATCCTTCAACCCGCCGCCGTCAGGCCCACCCAGGACCCATAATTGCTAGGACTTACGCATCGACGTGGCGCCTCCGGATACGTGCCGCGATGGTCAGCGCCGTCTGCTGGGCAGCTGTCGCACCGACTGCCCGGCAGCGCTCCGCCTCTTCCTCTGCCACCTCCAGGCACGCCGCTTTCGTTGCCGAGACGCTCGCTTCGCGCGCCTCAACGGAGGCTTCCCGCAGCAGCATCTCCAGCCCCTCGCGGTAGCGGTCGGCAGGCAGTTCCAATCGCCGGCAGATTCGCTCGGCGAGCTTCGCTGGCGTGAGCGGCTTACGCATGGTCTTCCGTTTGCGGCGTCATCGCCATAATGAGGGCCATCCACTTCAAATCTTTTGAAGTCAGCATCACGCCACCAGCGAGGAGTCAGGGCCTCGCCTGCGACATGCAGTCCAGCACAACCTGCAGGAACACCGGCCGGACCTCCTCAGGAGCCAGGTCGGTCTCCGAGGGACGGTCGCCCAGCGATCGCAGGCGCCAGCAGGAGTGCCCATCGCTCAATGGTTGCTTGACGCTGTACCGGGTTCCCAGGTAGTCGGCTGCCTGCGAAGGCTTGCCTTCGCCCGGCAAACGAATCTGGACGGCACGATTGATGTGCCCTTTTCTGTGACGAACGACGCGAGCGATCCGCCCCAGGGCCTGGAGCTTCTCCAGTCTCCGTTCACTGATCCGATCAATCAGTTCGCCGTCAGCGTTGTAGAGCGCGATGTGATTCTGCATTGAGGGACACGCATCCTGTGAGGGATGCGGGAAGGAGATTTACGAGAGTCCCGGCCCTCGGGTATGGGGAGGAATCCTTCGGGGAGTGCGCTTGGCGCTGGTCGTCCGAACCGACCCTTCACCTACTAATACTCGGTGCGCGCGACCGTTTTGCGATTTTCTTCGACTACGGATTCAATTTTCTTCAACCACGGTTGGTCTACGTCCGGGTTATAGAAGCGGTGGCGCACCTCCGATGGCGGTGGGAGGATGATCTCGATCGACTGCCGCGTGACTTCGCCGATGCGATCACCAGGCTTCAGCAAGCAGACCAAGCCGCGCTGTGGATCGAACGCCCCCTTTCCGGTTCCATAAAGCCGTTCTCGTTTCCAGCCGAGAGCGAATGCCTGCTCGCTGATTGCGTCGACCAGGACGATTGCATCGCGCGACACGTGATCGACGCCAGATTTCCGCGACGGAGGCATCGGACTGGGCGGCCGATCGTCCTCTGGAATCGGCGGTGTATAGTCAGCGATCCGGACTATCCGTACAGCTTCCAGCAACGGGTCCTCCCCGAAATGCCCGACCGCCCAGTCGTGCACCCTGTTGAATCGCAGGCGCAGTTCTTCGAACGCGGCCGAATCGATCTGTCCTGCACTCGCAGCCTTCTTCGCCAGCACCATCCGCGATCGCAGCCAGGCGTAATACTCCGGGTCGAGCCGACGGTACACGGTGTCGTTGATCTGGAAGTCACAGGCAAATCGCTCCGGTTCGTCCGTGGACCACACGGCCAGCGACGTCGCGACGAACAGTGTCGTCATCTGCCGCCCTCCTCGAAATCGGCCAAGTCGATCTGGCGGCCCGATGGCGTCGGGATCTTGGGGGGTGTCGGGATCTCTGTCGGGATCTCTGCGCCCAAGATCCCGACACCTGAAGTCTTTTCATTCGTGTGAGTTGCGGACGCTGTCGGGAACGTCGGGATCTCTGAGCCGTTTTCGGCACCCCCCTCTTCTGTTTTTTCTCTTTTTTTCTCTCCCCCGAAAATTGAGTGATTTTGAATTCCGTGTATAGAGATTCCGGTCAAAGATCCCGACGTTCCCGACACTTCCTCGTAACCGATTGGTTCGATGGGGGTTAAGGTGTCGGGATCTTCAGCTTCAAGATCCCGACAAGATCCCGACGTTCCCGACAGGCCAGCCTTGGACTCCTGGACCTCCAGTGCGTACATCGCGGTTCCCCGGTTCTGGCGCGGCGGTTCAGCCTTCACAATCCGGTACCGCTCATAAACCTGATCACGGTGGCTGTGCAGCGCGTTGCCCAGCCGGACTTGCTGAGACCGCTCGGAGCGATCGCCGCGAACGTCCAGCATCAGGCCTTCGCGCTCGCAGAACTGATTCAAGTCGGCTACCTTCTGCGGAGTCGAGCCGAAGGCGCGCCACCAAGCCTCGGCGAACGCCCGCCATTCCTGGCCTTCCTTGTCGCTCGCGTCGTAGAGCTCATCGAGACTTTCGAGAAACCCTGGGATGCCCGCCGCCTGGATGATGCCGCCGACCACGCTCGACCACCGCTCGAACGATCCGAGGCGAACGGGGTGCTCAGGTCGGCCTGACGCCAGCCATGCCTTGACCAGGACGATGACCGCATGCACCAACCGCGCGCGGTTCTCCCGCGCCCAATCGAGAAGATGCTGGTGCCGGAAACCGCCGCGCTTCCACGGGCGATCGATCTTCGGGTCGATTCGAACGCGAATGCACCGGCGCGCCATCTCGCCGGCAAGCTTCGGATTATTGGCAGTCATCAGCCACAGCGCCAAGTTCGGCACGACAACGCTGTCCAGCTTGCCGAGCTGACGGTTTCCCCAGATCTCGGCCGTGGTGACCGAGGCCAGCGCGCCCGACTGGATCGGCTTCCGCTCATCCGCGTTGTCGAGCAGAATCAGGGGACGCCCCTTGATAAGCTCCGTCGTCAGCAACTTCCGGACTTCCTCTTCGTCGCCCGGCAGCGTCTTGGTCTCGCATGTCGTGCCATGCGCTACCACCGAAATCACGTTGGCCAGCAGCCCCTTGCCCGAGCCCGGGCGAGGAGCCTCGATGAGGTGGATGGGTGTCGGGCCGCGGAACAACCGCCGAACAAAAGGCAGAATCATCGCCGCCACACCATGCGCTGCATCGGAACGGTTAACGAACGGGAAATCCCCGAGCAACTCGTCGAACAGCAGCGAACGCGCCGCCACGACATCTTTAGGGGCAGGTGCGTCCGGGACGGTAGGCAAGTCCAACTGCTCCCGCGGCTGGAGCCAAACTCGTTCATCGCGGTGATACCCGGCCTCGCGGATCAACTGCCCGGCGCGGCCGAAGACCGGTGTCCGCAGCACCGCCTCGAGCGCCGGGAGGTCCGTGTGGGGGAACGACATCATCACCCGCGCGAGATCGTGCGGGGGGTGCACATGCAGGACGGCTTCCTCGGTGAGCTTGATCCAGTTGGCGGTGTGAACGAGAAGAGCGAACACTGAGGAGTCCTGTGCCATCTCGATTTCGAGGCCGCCGTCGGAGCCGTTCGCGACGAGGCGCACGAGCGCGCCCTGCCGTTGAAACAGAAAGAAGGGCAGTTTGTCGAACTCACTCAGATCGCCGTTGATGCGCGCGATGGCCCGCCAGGTGTCTTCAAGGACATCGCGCAGTTGGCGGTTGTTGACCTGAATCGATGGCAGATCGCCGCCGCTACCGTCCGCAGGCGAACCTGCCTGGGGGGGCTTTGGCCCGTATCTCCGCCGAGTGGCGGTGTTCAGTTCGACGACCTTCAACTGCTTCCGGAGCGTCGCGACAGGAATCCGCGCCTTTCCGCACCGGCCTTGAATCAGCCGAATGTAACGATGCTGCTCGATAGGGTCGAGCCGGTTCACCTGCGCGAGGATCGGCTCCAGCAGCCTTGCGAGGTCCGCGTCCGGTGTCTCCGGCGACAACCTCGAGATGGCCATTTCCAGTGGCGTCTGTGCCGCCGCGAGGATCGCCTCGAAGTCGGCGGTATTCCCGCCGGCACTGAAGAATTCGTTTACGTCGATCTTGGCGTCGGCCAGGAGCGCTTCGGCTTCGGCACTGCCTTCCGGCAACCCGGCGAGTCGTTCGCGCGCGGTCCGCTGTTTCTCACCCAGCGGCAGGATGGCGAGCCGCGTGGAGATCCCGTGATCGCCAAGGATGCGCGCCGTCTTGAGCGCGCCTTGCATCCCGGCTTCGGATACTTCATTGTCCTGGCATACGAAGACCGTCTTCACGCCGCGCAGCTTGGGCAGGAGGCGGTCCCAATCCGCCTCCCGGATCTGCACCGTCACCGGAGACACGGCCGGAAACCCGTGCTCCATGAGCGAAATGCAGTCGGTGACGCCCTCCGTGATGATGACTCGCTCGGGGCGCGTCAGGAACGCATCTTCGTTGTAGAGGACGTCGTTGCGGATGCAAGGCGCAACGTGGCGGTGATCGCGGTCGTTGCGGACCGCCAGCTTCTTGTACTTCGATTTCTCCCAGTCAACGTCGGGTGTCCAGGGTGTACGGCGCCCGATCATGAAGACAACGTGGCCACGGCTCCAGTACGGGAACACGATCCGGCTGTCGAAGAAGGGGACCACGCCATCCTGGGCGGTCGGCCGGAACGCTGAAGTGGCGGTCAGCTCGCGCGGGGAGAAGGTGCCCGGACCTTCCGTCAATGCACGCGCCACGCTGGGCCCGGTGTTGTCGGCGTAGCCGATCTTGAGCCGGCCGATCTCCTCTTCGCTGATCCCATACTTTGCCCGGAACCAGGTGAAGACTTCCGGATTGCCGACGAGCCGCACGTGGTACAGTTCCGCCAGCGCGGTCAGCGCCTCGCGGACACGAAGGGTAAGGCAGTGCGCTTCCTCAGCCTGGTCCGCGCCGCCCGGCAGGGCCTTTGACAACGGCGGCAACCGAACCCGCGCCGCCAGGAAGTCCCGCGCCTGGCGGTGAGATTCCGGCATAGACCCCGACTGCCCCCGCGTGACGGCGCCGAACCGTACGAACTCGACCAACTGCAACACGTCGCCGCCAACACCACAGGCGTGGCAATACCAACCCTGCTTATCGAGCCAGACGTGAAGCGACCGGTGAGACTGGCTGCGGTGGTTCGGGCAATCGCAGAAGAGCGTCTGACGCGACTCTTGGGTGATTCGACTGCCCAACACCTCGCGCGCGATCTCGCCGATATCGACGTCGGTGATCTGCCGGTAGTAGGCGTGCACATCCACCGGAGGCGTTGTCACCGTTGGGTCTCCGAAGCAAGGAGAAAGGAGAGGAAGGTGTTGCGGCGATCGACTTGGCGCTTGGAGGCGCAGTTCTCGATGCCCCAATGGTCACCCAGCAGAATCACGGCATCCCTGGCGCGCGTCACCGCCGTGTACAGCAGATTGCGGTGATGCATGAAGGAATGCGACTTGTGGGCGACGACGACCGCACAAGGGAACTCCGATCCCTGCTGTTTGTGGATCGAGGTCGCGTAGGCGAGTTGAATGTTGCCGAGCGCGTCGCTGCCGGAACCGATCTCCACCGCCCGGCCATCGAAGTCGATCGTCAGTGTGCCATTCGGCTCAGCGCCGAGTACGACGCCCATCGCGCCGTTCATCACGCCCAGTTCGTAGTCGTTCTTCGTCTGAATGATCTTGTCGCCCCGGTAAAAGCGGGCCCGGTGGCCCGGCTCCACATCCGGTGCCTCGAACTCGAACAGTTTTCGCTGCAGCAAACGCTGCAGTTCGATGTTCAACTCGACCGTCCCGAGCGGCCCCTTATGGGTTGGTGTGAGCACCTGGACGTCGCGGACCAGGTCGTAGCCGAGCCGTTCCTGAAGCACCTCGGCAAACAGGAGCAGCAGCATGCTGCGCACATCGCCGGCGTCGGTGAACTTGTCAATCACGTACCACGGTCGCCGTGCGCCATTTTTGGTCTCGCAGGTAGGCCGCACCTCACCGGACAGGATTGCCGTGGAGTTCGCCTTCAGTACACCCGCCTGGCGGATGATCTGCGTGAGGACCGTCGTCGGAACCGTGCGTGACTTCACGAGATCCCGCAGGAGATTGCCAGGACCGACCGGCGGTAACTGGTTGTGGTCCCCGACCAAGACAACGGCGGTTCGCGTGAGATCCACTGCCTGGAAGAGCCGCCAGGCCAGTGGCACGTCCACCATGCTGACCTCGTCGACCACCAGGATGTCTGCTTCGATGGGATTCGCCGCATCGCGGGAATACGTGTGACCGTTGAAGCCCAGGAGCCGGTGAATGGTGCTCGCCTCGTGGCCCACCACTTGTTCCAACCGCTTGGCGGCCTTCCCGGTCGGAGCCGCGAGAACGATATTGAGCTCGAGGTGCGCGGCAGCGCTGGCGATCGTCGACACCGCATACGTCTTCCCACTGCCCGCCCCACCGGTCATCAAAGAGATGGAATGCGTGAAGGCGTTTCTCACGGCCGCCCTTTGCTCCGGGTTCAGTTCGGGGCCCTCAGCATCGATCATTCCTTCCACATCGCGGACCGTGTGCGGATTTGCCCCACAGCCGCTCTTCAGCACGCCTGCCAGTTCATGCTCCATCCGGTGGATCTCGGGATCGGCCACCACCAACCGCTCGAACGCATGAGACACGAGATGCCCCTCCGCGATCATGGCTTCGAGGTGACCCTCGATCACCTCGCGGCTGTCGAGCGTGTCCATGACCAGCAGCGTGTTGGCCCGGTCGAGCAGATCCTCGTATTCGACCCAGCAGTCGCCATCGTCCAGTGCCGCCAGCACACAGTAGTGAAGGCCGGCCCGGAGCCGCGATGGCAGATCCTTCGGCGTGCCCATCTTGCGCGCGATCTTGTCGACCTTCTTGAACCCGAACCCGGGGATCTCGCGCATGAGTACATACGGATCGCTCTCCAGCATCGGCACCACCTGGCTCCCGAACTTCCCCACTAGCGTGGTGACCTGGTGATGGGTCAATCCGAATGCCGAAAGATACGCCATCGCCGCGTTGAAGTCACTGTTCGCGACCCAGATGCGCCGCAACTCGAGCGCGGTCTCCACGGGCACCTTCGCAACTGCAGCCACGGCCTCAGGGCGGCTGCGGATAGCCGCGTCGAAGCCGCGGCCGAACTCGTCCGCAATCAATCGGGCCTTCACAGGCCCGATGCCCTTCACCTCCGGATGGTTGGCCAGGAAGTTGGCAAGGCCATCCGGGTCCATCTCCAGGTCGTGGCCCATGAAATCGGCCTCGAATTGACGCCCGTACTTCGGATGATCCACCCAGTGGCCTTCGATCCGGACCGCGTCATTCTCCCGAACAAACACCTTGCCGGCAAACTTGACAATGCCGCCGTCCGCGCGCCGAAGGCGCCCAGCGCTGAACGTAGGCCCCGCATAGAAGACCGTCTCGACGACACCGCGAATGCTGCTCCGCTCCGCTGTCATACTCCCCACCTCGAATGCGCGGCAAGAAGATACGCCTGGACGAACTGGCAGGCCGCCTGGCGGTTTCCGCAGAAGAAAACCGGCACGCCGAAGTCGAGAATGAGCGCGTTCGGATGCGCCTCGCCCCGATAGCGCTGGAGCAGCATATCAGCTACGCCGGCCTCGACCACGATGCACGCGGCCCGGTATCCGGCAAGCTTCCGGAGTTCTTCCCGAAAACGCTGGCGCCCGTGGATCACCGTGGAGACGAAATCGTCCAGCGTCTTCCGCTCCACCGCAACCCGTTCCTCCAGACCTTCGACGGAGTAATCCCCGGCCGGCAGCGCCCGCCGCACGGCGCCAGCGAGCCGGGGATCGAACGAGTACGGCTCCTGTTCCCGCGTGTCGATGACGATCGTCGCCGGTCCCGGGTTAGAACGGGACAAGCGCGTCCCCGGCCTCCTTGCGGAAGTTGCCGGACGTGCGCCCGGTCTCGATGCGGCGGTTGAAGAAGATGTTCTCGTTGTCGCCCTTGGTCTTCTTGGTGACTTCGAGCTTCACGTCGAGCAGCTTCCTCAGCTGCTTCGGCAGTTCCGACAGCTTCTCCAGATCGAGCCCGCAGAGGTGAAGATCGGTCTTCACGTACTTCAGCGTGTTGTGGGTGATGACGCTGTTGCGCCACATCAGCCGGTTGACAGACTTCGGGGCGATGACGCGGAGCGTCCACTTCAGCATCGGATTGCCGGTGCTCTGCGCCTCGGTCAACTCGACCTTCTCGACCGTCACCTGGTACTTGCCGTCCGGCACGCTCTCGAAATCGCCGCGCTCCTCGGGCTGCTCGCTGCTGTAGTCGTCGTCGAACTGCGAAAGGTCAATGGCGTTTTTGCTCATGGGTTTGTCTCCTCAATGGCGCCTATTTCGCCGCCGACGCCTTGGCGGGCTGCTGCGGTCTGAGCGGCGCGACCGCCGCGTTGAATGCGTCGAGGAACTTCCGGAATTCCAGGTCGATCGTCTCGGGCAGACGCCCGGTGCGGTCGCCGGCCTCGTAGTACAGGCTCGGCTTGGTGCGGATGACGCGCTTGACGCTCTCGGCGCCGTCCTCAGCGGTGGCTGTCTCCAGATCGCAGAACAGCACCTGGTCCACCATGCCGAGCACGATCTTCCGGGCCTTGTCAGGCAGCGTGGGTACGATGCGCGTGTACTTGCCCGTCCGGGTTTCCACTTCGATCTCCTTGGCATGGGAGACCAGGAAGAGGCCGTAGGGCAGGAATGCCAACTTCGTCAGTACCCGCTGAAACTCGTTGTTGACGAGCGCGTAGCCCTTGCCGTAGCCGAGGTCCGATTCGTGTTCGATCTTGTGCTTCTTGACGATGTAGTCCGTGCAGAACTTGTAGGCATTGTCGATCGTGTCGATGATGATGGTCCGGAAGGGATGCTTCCCTTCGGTCACTTCAGCACAGGCCGCCAGCAAGTCCTCCCAGGACTGGATGGGAACCTGGAAGACGTCGAGCGCGTTCAGCCCCGGTTCCGTTGCCAGGAACAGCGCGCTGTCTGCCTGAGAGCAGAAGGTGGACTTTCCGATCTTCGTCTGCCCGTACACCAGAACCGTGAGGTCGGCCAGGTCGGGCTTGGGTTGCGTCTTAGCAGTTGGCAGCATAGTTCTCCTTTTCAAAAAGCCGGTTCCGGCGCATCGCCGGGCGAAACGCGCAGTTCCTCATTGGGTTCCACGCGCTGATAGAAGTTCTCGATCACGTTGGGATTACCGTTGGAGCGGCAGAGCGCGAAATACGGACAGGGTCGCTGGTAGTTGAAGCAGAACGCGGTGTTCTGGTAGAAGACTCCTCGCCGGCGCGCGTCGAGGTACGCCTGGGTCAGTTCCCACAACTCGCTGCGCAGGACATCGAAACGGTCCCGCGAGAGGTACAGCATCTCGCGATGGAACATGGCGGGATCGGCGTACTTTTCGGCGAGGCGCTGCTGGTACTCGTCGTCAGACTCAGGCAGCTTCCGCTTGGCCGTGGTCTTGCCGGTTTTCGACTTCGCCAGTAACTCCGCGCGGCGCTCTAGGTATTCCACTTCCGTTTCGCCTTTGCCCTGTTGGAGCTTCGCCTTCACCAGCACGTTGTAGAGGATGCCGGTGATGGAGATGCCCATCGTCTGCTCGATGTAGTGGGCGTAGATGGTGATCTGGAAGTCAGTCCAGAGCTTCTCCAGGTAGTCACCATCGACCTGTGCGGCGGTCTTGTGCTCCAGGATGAAATGCTCGTCGCCGATGCGGACGATGCCGTCCACCTTGCCTGCGAGTACGAAGCTGCGCGAGGCCGCGCCCGTTGCCGGATTGACGATCGGGCCCTCGAAGTTCTTCTCCAGTGCGACTATCTCGAACTCGTCGGAGGCGTAGCGCGTCGCGTAGGCCGCCATCATTGCGGTGGCGAGATGCCAGTCGCGGCGCTGGTCCTCGTCCTGGAGGCGGTTGGGGCACAGCCGGTCGATGAGCGCTAGCACCTCGGCGAGATTCCGGCGCATGTGCCACGCCTCCAGGCACTGGTGAATCAGCGAGCCAAAATGTAGGTTGCGGTCGCGCTGTAGCGGAACCAGTTGTTGCTGGTATCGCCAGTCCACCGCTTTGCGGCAGTTCCGGAACAACGACCACATGGAATAGGTTGAGACCATCGGAGATCCGGTCATGGTTCATCCCTCCGTGGCCAATACTTCGCGCCTGGTGCCGCCCGGATACGGATCGGGAGCTACCAGCCGTCTGGTCCGCTTACCGGAATTGATGTGATCGACAATGAGTCGGCCCAAGAGGCCGATGCTGGAAGTGCTGCACGCCATCGCACGGACGTTGGGATCGTGCAACCCGAACTGGCCGATCTTCTTCTGCAGGTCGCGCTCGATGTGCAGACTCTTGCCAGACCAGAATGTTGGATACGCGGAGATTACGTCCGCCAGCGCGAACAGGAATCCGGACTTCAGGTGAGTAGCGCGGTCCTTGTAGAGGATCCCGCGGATACCCCAGGCGGAATCGAGGAGCTCGAAGAACGCCTTTACGTTTTCGATCATGGTGGCGGTCCCGACGGTCGACATCATGGGTGGAAGGGCTTGCCACAGGCCCGCGACAGAGACATAGCTGCCCGCTCCGAACTTGGAGTGGAGACGCATCACCGTTTTCAGAAACGAGAGCGCCGTCAGCAGCTCTTCGCGTCGCATGTACTGCGACCAAGAGACCCGCTGGTACAAGACAAACGATTCGTCCGAGCAGAGTTCTTGCAGGCAACGGATTGACGCGCATTGCGCCGCCCGATTGCGGAGCAGGATGTTTGGGGAGAGGCGCGTCCGGCGCATGTTCAAGATGTCGAACCGCTCGCGTTCCCATTCCTCAGTCGTCTCGAAGTGGATCATCGCGCCGACCAGAGGCTTCCCGCCTTCAGAGACGAATTGCCGGGCTGCGCTGATCCGCTGGAGGCCGTCGATGATGTACACGTCGCCGGTGATGGTGTAGGTCCCATGGGAGTCGGTGCATCCGTACTGTTCGCCGCGGACAGCAAGCTCAACATCAGGAACCCGCCCCGTGTTGCTCCGGAAGGCCTCCATGAGTTCCTCCGTCTTCGCTTTTCGGAGCGTTTCGCGCTGGTAGGCGGGCTGCAGCAAGCCGCCGAGCGACGTGGGTTCGAGCACCCCGCGCAGCACGATCTGACCTTCCGTCAACTCGTCCAGTGCTCCGGACAGGACCTTCAGTTGCGTCATGACTGCTTCTCCTGGATTCCAAGCCGGAATGCGTTTAGCGGATCGGCCGCAACAGCTTTCCGTTCGATTTGCACGATCACCGCGGCGACGGCGCTGCTGGCCGATGCCAGTAGCCGTTCTGCCTCATCGAATTCGCCGGCAGCTTCGCCCAACCAGCCGGTCAACAGCGAGAGGTGTTTGGTTGCTTCAATGAAGGACAGGGTCAAGCGGGCTAAGCGATCGATCCGTTGGGCCCGCTTGGTCCGGCCCGAAGGGAGCGGAGCCGAAGTGCTGTTGTCCGGAGTGGCACAGCTCACTTGCAGTTCCGGAAGAGGGGGTGGTGCTGGACTGTCCGGCGCTGTCGTGGTCCTGCCGATGTTGGACACGTTTATGGTCCGTCCGTCGCGTCCCGTGCGCTTGGCTGACTTCAAAAGTTTTGGAGTGGCTTCCATCCGCCGCCGGTAGTTACGGACCATCTGGTCGCTCACGCCCACATGCGCCGCGATCTGCCCGTCGCTCAGTCCCGCTCCGCCGGGATGTTGGAGCGCTGCCTTCACCGAGCGCTGCTTGTCATGATTCGTGCGGCGGAGCCCGTTGCCCTTGTTGGCCCCAAAGCTGTACCACTGGGCGTCCTGTTGGGTCCCCTGAAGCACGTCGCAGGCGATTTCAGCGCGGCCGGATTTTTCGGCTGCCTTGATGCGGTGGAAGCCATCGGCGAGCCAGTAACTGCTGCCGTCATAGAAGACGTCCACCGGCGGAAACTCCGCGCCGCTGGCCATGTCGTTCATGTAGTCGGACACGGTTTGGAGGTTGATCGTGGCGCGGGGTTGAGTTCCGCCATCCACCCGGATGCTGGAGATGGGGAGGTACATCACCGGTAGCCTCCTCGCTTCGCGGGCCCCAGGCCGGCGGCAGTGAATGCCGCACGAATCTGCCTGATCCGCCGATTCATCTGCGCCAGCGTGAGCCCGGTGTGCTGGCACGCGGCCGCGACAGGCATCTCGCCGAGCAATCGGGCGATATTCCTCAGATCGTTCGGCAGGCCCGTCAGGACACGCTCCGTGTCGAGCCCGAACTCTAGGACGGAACGGAAGTCATCGACGCGCGGTTCGTGAGCTTTGCCATCCGGCAGTTCCGAACCGTCACCGCCATCGAGAGATTGGAGTTGCGGGCGATGAATCTGCCGAGACGCCAGAACACAGGCGTGATTACGAACGACGCCGCGGACAAACCCTTCCCAATTTCCTCGAGCGCCGTCGAACCTGGGCAGCCGCCGCAGGCAATCCAGAGCCAGGTCCTGGCGCAGGTCGTCCCAGTCATCCGCAGCGAATCCGAAGCTCGATTGCAGAATGCTGGCGCGCAACGCGGTCTGCCGGAGCAGGTAAGGGGTGAGCTCGGCCAGAGGCACGCTGGCTGAGGGCGTCATCGCCGAACCCCCTGGATAGGGCGCTCAATCAGCACCCGCCGAGGAACGCCATGCCGGACATCGATACGTTCGATGGAGCCGTCGCCCAACTGGTCGAACTGGTCCATCAGCCGAATCACTTCGTCCCGAAGCTCGAAATCCGTAAGTTCAATTTCCGGACGAGGATCAGCGGCGGAATCCAACTTGATCTCCACGAACACCATCGGCGCGGGGCTAAAGACCGGCTCGCCGCCGCGCAATTCCAGGCCGTCGACATGGCCGAAGTTAATCGACTGCAGCAATCGCACAAGAACTTGCCGAAGCGGGGAGAGGTGTGAAAAGCGCTGGGATTGGTGCATGGCCGGCCTCACTCCCCCATCCCCGCCCGGTTGCGGACCAGGAATTCCTCAACTGCGGCGTGCACGCGAGGCGGCGCTGCGGCAGATGGTTCGAAGCCGTCTGAACGCGAGATCCCCTTGAGATCGCGGAGCAGTCGGACGCGAATCCGGTCCAGCCGCTTCATCAGCGTCCAGGTCAGATCATCATCAAGATGATGGAGAACAGCGACGCCACCGATCACAAGGGCGACGTCGTTGAATGCTTCCCGGACCAGGTTCTCTGTGTCGCTCTTGGTGTTCGGCGGAGCCTGGCCTTGGTCATGGTTTGATTTCGTAGCAGAAGGTGGCGAATTCATCGTTGCCTCTGCTACTGGCTGGGTCACATGTAACCCAACCCGGCCTTCGAAGGTGCCTCATGCCGGCATCAGGTTGAAAACAGGGATAATGTAGTTCGAAGATTTTTCCGCGAGCGGCTACGAGCGACGGTTACATGTGACTCTGCCAGGTTGCTCGCGACGAAGACGAGTGCACGCATATGGCCGGCGGCCACGCTTTCGACCGCTACATCGGAATCGACTACTCAGGCGCGGAGACGCCGACTTCCAGCCTGAAGGGGTTGCGTGTTTACATGGCGGGGTCTAAGGTTCCACCGACAGAGGTCGCCCCACCGCCGAGCCCGCGCAAGTATTGGACTCGCAGAGGCATTTACGAGTGGCTCCTGGAGCGATTCTCTGAGGGCCAGCGGACACTTGTCGGTGTCGATCACGCCTTTTCGTTTCCTCTGCAGTACTTCCACCGCCATCGGATCCCCCTCGACTGGGCGGCTTTCCTGGAAGATTTCCACCGCCACTGGCCAACCGATCAAGACAACGTCTACGTCGACTTCGTGCGCGACGGTCATGCCGGCGATGGCCTGGCACGCGGAGGAAGCCCGCGCTGGAGGCGCGTGACCGAGATCCGCGCCGGCGCCAAGTCGGTCTTCCATTTCGATGTGCCCGGCTCGGTCGCAAAATCCACGCACGCCGGTCTCCCGTGGCTGCTTCAGCTTCGACAGCAGATGAACGGCGACCTCCACTTTTGGCCATTTGATGGCTGGCAGGTCCAATGTGGGAGGTCGGCGGTGACGGAGGTCTACCCGGCTCTCTGGAGCCACAGTTTTCCGCGCGAGGATCGCGACTCCGATCAACATGATGCCTATTCAATTGCCGCCTGGATGCGCCAGGCGGATGGCGGTGGTTCCCTGTTGACCTTCCTTGATCCGCGCCTGGCAGAGCAGGAGCGAAAGGCGGCGGCAATTGAGGGTTGGATCCTCGGCGTCGCCTGATACCCGAGAGAGCCTCGCCCGTGCGCCGGCAGTTATTTGCGCGTCGCCTTGATATCGCTCGAGCAAGCGAATACTGCTGTCCAGCAGCGTGAAGCTTCGACCAGCCGCAACGGTTCCCCGTCGAGCCCGGTCCACTCTCGAAGCCTTTGGGCCAGCCGGAGCACGACGATGTCGTTGCCGCGGCGTGCGAGCGTACCGCCGGAGCGCAGCAACTCGACGAAGGCCGTCCCCTCTTCAGTCAGCCGACCGGCGTCCAGCCGCAACTTCATGTCCTCCAGCGAATGGGCGCGCCTGCTCGTCGAGTCCCGCTCCGCCATCTCTGTTACGGTCGGTCCGCCTCGACTGTTCGAACCATGGGCGCGAACCCTCACCTATAAAGGGCGGAGCAATAATAGACCACGAAGCGCCGCGTGAGCGGCAGTTCGTGGCGGTCCAAAAGTAGACCACCACACTTTTCGTTCCAGAACATTACAGGGCCGTTGTGTTTGTGG